CCCGGGCTGGAAGCCGCGGAAGGCGGCCTGGTTCACCCGGCCAGTCAGCATGAAAAGGACGCCCTTGTACGGGTTCGTGACCACGCTGTCGGCCAGGAAGTGCGTCTCGGAGAAGCTGTAGATGGGCAGTGTGATGTCCACGCCCTCGACCGCGTCGGCCGTGACGCCGATGGCGCCCTTAAAGTCAGGAGCGTTGACGCCATACCGGTTCACCGTGAGCAGGCTCTGGGTGATGTGCTGGCTGCCGCCGCTGGTGTCGAAGTTGAAGACCGGCTCGTCGCCCGGACTACCGGACTCCGGGCTCTCGTACCTGACCGTCACCTTCCAGGTGTGCTCGTTGACCCGTTCGGCGATCTCGATGGACTTTCGGGGCAGGCCGTCGTGGGTTGCCGGCGTGCCCACCGTGGCGATGGCCTTGACCTCGTCCTCGTCGGCCGCATCCCGGACCACATAGGGCAGCTCGGCCACGGACTTCTCGGCCAGGGTCTCCGTCCGGCCCGAGAAGAGTTCTTCAATCACAGCGGGCATGGCCGTTCACTCGAATTCCTGGTCAGCGAACCGGTCGAGGATCTTCTTGGTGTTCTTGGCGGTCTCCTCCGTGGCCTTGGCGGTGCGTTCCTCGGTGAGGCTGGGCCCCACGGCCAGGCCCCGGGCCGCCTCGGCACTGAAGGTGCCCGCCACCTCGATCCGGGCGGCCTTCTCCAGCGCTGGAGCGACCTCTTCCTGGAACTTCTCGAACCGCGGGACTTCGGGCGCCTCCGGGGCCGCTTCCGGCTTCCTGGCCTCGGCCGCCTGGCGCTTGGCCTTGGCCTCGGCCACGGCCGCCGCCCACGCCTCCTTGGCCTTCTTCAGGGCGGCTTCGGAGTCCGCCAGCTCCTGGTCGTGGCCCTGTTTCCGGGCCTTGTCCTTCTCGTCGGTCTCGTCCAGGATCATGTTGATGACGGCCTTGCGCTCCTCCTCGATGCCGGCCAGCTCTTTGTCGCGCTCGGCCTGGGTGGATTCGCTGCGCACCTGGGCCGACTTGTTCATCGCCTGGGTCTGGCGGTCGATGTTCCGGCTCACGGCCTCCACGTCGATGCTGGAATCGAGCGTGCCCAGCACCTTGGCCCACTGCTTGGCCATGAAGCCCTGCACATGGTTCCAGACCTTCAAGACCCCGGTCGAGAACTTGGTCCACAGGTTGAGCAGAAAGTTGATGGTGTTCGTCCAGATCCTCCGCAGGCCATACCAGGCCTCGGCCACCACGATGGTCAGGCCATCGAAGATGTCGCTTGAGGTCTGCAGGAACCAGTATTTGAAGGCGATCCAGTAGCCCTTGAGCCAGTTGATCCCGGCCTGCCAGACCACCTTCATGGAGAGCCACATGATCTTGGCGGCGAGCGCAATGTCGCCGGCGGCCAGCGCGTCCTTGATGCCCTGGAGCGACTCCAGGGCAAAGCCTTTGAGATCGTCGAACCGATCCCCCAGCCACTCGAGGGCCTTCCCGCCGGCACCTGTCGCCCACACGATGTAGGCGCCCAGCGCTGCCAGTGCGGTGACCACCAGGCCGACTGGAGTCAGAATGAAGCTCAGGGCGGTCGAGATGACCGAGGCCATGACGCCGAAGGCCGTGCCCACCGCCGAGACGATAGGCCCCAGGGCAGTAAGCCCCACCCCGACTCCAACGATCACCGCGCCGATCTTCAGGATCGAGACCACCAGGCCCCGGTTCTGGGCAAGCCAGTCCCGGAAGGCCATGATGAGTTCCGTGACCTTCCCGGCCATCTCACTGAGGATCGGCGCCAGCGCCGAGCCCACCGTAACCACCAGGCTTTTCAAGACCGCCGTCACCCGGCCAAAGGCATCGTTCAACTCGGCCGCCGCCTTGGCATCCTGGGCCGTCATGACCACCCCTAGCCGGCGGGCCTCGGCCCTGGTTTCGGCCAGGTTCTCTATCATGGGCAGAAGCGAGGTTCCGGACTTCCCGAAGACCTCCATCGCCGAGGCGGCGCGAAGTGTGGGGTCGGTGATCTCCGCCAGGCGCTTGGCGATCACCAGGAACTGGTCCTCGGGTTTCAGGGCGAGCAGATCCTTGGCCGAGAGCCCCAGCGCCAGCAGGGCGTCCGTGGCCGTCTGCGAGCCCTCGGCCGCACCCACGATGATCCGCTGCATGCGCTTGGCGGCCACCTCCACCTCGCCGAGATCCGTACCGGCCAGGCCCGCGGCGTAACTCAGTTCCGAGAGCGTCTCCACGCTGAATCCGGTGCGCTTGGCCATCTTGTCGAGCTGGTCGCCCATCTCGGAGAAGCCCTTGGCGCTGGCCAGCAAGGGCGTCACGATCCCGGCGCCCAGGGCCATCATCCGAAGGCCGGTGGCCTGCAGGCCTGCCCCAAACGCCTTGATGCGGCGCGAGGCAGCCTGCAGGCCCTTCACCAGCCTGGCGTCGTTGGCGTAGAGCTCGATGAAAGCGAGCCCCGCCCGGATGCCGCCCGCGGAAGCCATCGTTTATCTCCCAGGTCCCGGGTCAGACAGGGCCCACCACCCTGCGGGCAGCACCACCACGGCGGGGACTTCCCGACCGTCCTTGTCAGCCACCCAGACCTTGGCCTTGACTGCCTCCCGCAGTCTCACCGGCTCCCCCTCGGGCACTACGATCACGTGCGTCCCGCAGCCGCCGGAGAAGGCGCTCACGCAGATCGTCACGGCGAGCACCATCCTCCACCGAGTCAGCCAGCCCTTCCCTGATCGCATGGCTCAGCACCTCCACGAGTACCGGAGCGCACTCGGCCAGCATCGCGCCGAGAAAGCGCCCCAGCACGACCGCCAAGGGGGTCACTTGACCCCCACGTCCTCGGACGAGACCTTGTTGTCCCTGGCTGCGATCAGGCCGATCCCGGCCGCGACCGCGGCGCAGACGGCCGTCCAGTCCGGGTTCGTGGCCGGGTCGTTGTCGACCAGCAGCTTCACCGCCCCGGCGATGGCCGTCAGGATCGCGCAGACACCGAACACCGTGGTCTTCCAGCTCTTCATCTCCCGTCTCCTTCCTTCACTTGCCGCCATCCACGAAGACCGCCTTCAGGATGGACAGATCCTTGGTCTTGGGCACCGGCCTGGCCTCGGCCGCGTAGGGGTGGAAATCTGATGCGCCGTAGGGCCGGTGCTTCTTCGGGTCGCGGTGGACATTGGCGAGCATCGCCATGATCGAGGCCGTATGGTTCCAGGATTCCCGGCTACGCCCCTCGGCCATCCAGACCAGATCCCGCAGGGTGAATGGCTCCGGCGCTACTCCGACGATCCCGGCAAGCCGCCAGATGAGTTCCCAAGCTCGGCCAGCGCCGACTCGAACTGCCGGTCGAGTTCGGGACTGGCCAGGCGCTGCTCCGCGACACCCAGCGCCTTCGCTTGGAACACCCCGAGCTTCTCCATCGCCTTCCGGAGAAGGCGCCGGCGGGGAGAGGGGAAAAAATCGACCAGTTCCTCCAGGAAGGCGGCCGAGGCACCGTCCAGGGCGTCCCCACCCATCGCCCGGCCGAAGTCCTCGTCGGTCAGCTTTTGGGCGTCCGCCTCGGGCTTGACCACCGCGTAGAGCACGTCGCAGAGGAACACCGGGTCGTTGGACAGCCGGTCGATCAGCTTGCCCTCGATGACCTCGAGCAGATTCACGCCCAGGAGCGACCGGACCCGTTTCAGGGCGGCGACGTCCAGCTGGACCGACCAGACGCGGCCGGCGTTGTCTTTGAAGGTTCGCATGGCGGCTCCCTCCTCAGGTAACCTTCATCCACTCGGGGGCGTGCTCGGCGTAGGTCGGCTTGATCGAGATCGAGGCGGTCATGGCCTCCTCGAGCGGCTCCTTCCGGCTGAAGCTGATCACCGACATCGTGGCCCGCAGGCCCTGGCTGCCGCTGGCCGTGATGGGCCCGTCCATCACCGCCATCTCCACCGGCGTGTCGCCGAACCAGGCGTTCTGCAGGGCGGTGAAGCCCTCGTCCTCGGTGTCCCAGACCATCTCGAACTCGATGGAGCCCTCCTTGAGCGTACCCACCGTCGCCTTCCAGCCGGCGTTGCCCCGGGTAGTCAGGTCGGCCTCACCCTTCTCCAGCGTCAGGGTGAGATCCTTGACGTTCTTCATCTCCTTCCAGTCCGGGATGGCATAGGTCCCCGCGTTCCTGAAAAGCTTGCCTTCCATGCCGAGTTTGTGGCTCATCGCTGTCTCCTTACCCTCGGACCGAGTTGGCCCACATCTTGGAAAGCTTCGGCTTGCCGATCACGAGCGCCGGCCCCATGAACGGCCGCCGCGGATACTTCCGCGGTCGGTTGCTCTCCACCCGGCGCTTGGCCGGCGGCAGCTTCTTGGCCTCGGCCTCGGCCCGGGCGACCTGCTTGGCGGTCTTCAGCCTCACCACCACCGGCTTGCCGCCGTCGACCGAGATCGGCCCGTGGCCGCCGACTTCCAGCTTCCAGGTTGCTTTGCGCCCCTTGCGCTTCTTCGCCGGCTCCGTGCCGCCGAACTCGTGGGTGCGGCCGATCCGCCCCACCGCCGTGACCGTCGGGCCGATCACTACCCTCTGTTGCTCCTTCTCCACACCGAAGAGGATGGCGCCCTTGAGCCGGCCCTTGCGGCTGTGCGGCTGGTGCCCGGCCGGCGCGGAGTCCTTCGAAACCTTGATGCTGCGCTTGGCGATGCCCCGCAGATACGCCCCGGCCTGGCCCAGGCTCTTGATCGAGCCCCGCCGGCTGGCCCGGACCACCTTTCGGGAGTCCATCCGCGAGCGCACCTTCATGCCGACCATGCTCAGAACCCCTGCGGCATAGCCCCGCGCGGGAAGCGCAGGTAATGGGCCTCAAGCCAGGCGCTGCCGGCGGGCTGGCTGGCACCGTTCTTCACGAAGGCGACCAGTCGGCCACCGCCGGGAATGATCACCCGCTTGGTAACGTAGCAGTCCAGGAGATCCAGGTCGGAGCCCGAGCGTTCCTTGGTCATGGCCAGGTCCACCCAGGCCTTGTCGACGCCGACGATGGGCTCCATCTGGAGCACCGCGTAGCACGGCGCGCTGTTGGGCACGTAGACCGAGACCGCGGTGAGCAACCAGTTCTCGTCGGCCGGCACCGTGCTTCCGTGGAAGGTGACACTGCCGCCGGCGGGCACGTGCCCCTCGACCTCCTCCAGGAAGAGCGGCGGTATGCGGCCGATGTCGAGGTTGTACATGGGTCACTCCATGATCCGGAAGGTGAAAGTCAGCACGCTCGTGAACTGCCGCAGCTCGGCCATGTGCTCCTGGCTGTAGATGGGCACGTTCTCGGTCTTGACCCAGACCACCAGCGGCGCGTGCGCCAGCCGCTTGAGCTTGAAGATCGCGGCGATCTCCTCCACCAACTGCATCAGCGGATCGACCTCGGCCGCATCTGTCGTTGCGAGCTTCTTCTGCACCGCCACGTCGACCTTCACTTCCCGCGGAGTGCTCCCCCTGGAACCCAGCTCCTGCTCGAGTCCCTTGGGCACGACGGTAACGCGCAGGGTCTTCATGTCGGCCAGGTCAAAGACCGGCTGATACGCCCGGACCGCCGTGACGGGCACGCTCAAGGTGGCCGCGTTCAACTCGGCGACCACCGCGTCAGCGATCTGCGGAACCGTCGCCGGCATGGCTGCCTTCCTTGCTGGCCAGAAGCGCCGCGGTGCTCTTCTCCAGTGCGCTCAGAAGCGTTTCCCGTACCCACTTGTGATCGCGCTCTATGGCCTCGGACATGCGCTTCTCGCGCAGCCAATCCCGCCAGAGAACGTACCCGACCACCAGGCCGGCCAGGCCCCACTGCGCCCACATCGCACCGTCGCCGCCCACCGGCAAAGAGATGGCGAGCAAGGCACCCATCCCCGTCTTCATGGCCATGTCCACAATCATGGCGCGTCCTCCACGCCGACCTGCTTGGTGTGAATCCGGAAGGTGTGGCGGTAGAGGTCGGAATACCGCCATTCGGGCTCGCGGCCCGGAGCCATGACCTCGTAAACGTAGACCTTCGATCCCTGGCGCTCGCGCACCTGGTCTCCATGCTTGGGCGTCGACTCCGCGCCACCAAGCACCAGCTCGCGCGCCAGGACCAGGTAGTCCCTGGTCTCCGTCCGCTCGGCCACGCCGGATTCGTTCAGGATCTCGAAGACGGTCTTGCCAATCGTGGCCCGGACCTGGATGGCCTCC